TTAGCCGTAGGCCTTGCCGGTAATTGTTTTGTACTGTGCTTTGGTAATGATTCCTTTGCGGACAGCCAGTTTTACCATAGCGATGGACCAAAGGTCACGATCATAATTGCGCTTGATTGTTTCGAAATTCATGAGATCCCTTCCTTTCAAACAACGTCTTCGTCGGGCAGACTGCTCATGGCGATGAATTCCAATGCGGCTGCGGTTCGCTCCTCTGCACTGATTTCATCGGATGGAGTGTTCTGCGCGTCCTCAAAGGCTTCAATGACAGTCAGCTTTTCTTCGTTGGAGGCGCAAGCAGAAAAGTCTGCGCCATGTGCCTCATACATCTGAACCATCTGGCCCAAAGTGCCGAAGAAGCCACCGTTGATCTCGCCTGCGGAGCAGACGACGGTAATAGAATCGATTGCCGCAACAGGGTGCTTTTCCTTCCACTGCTCAGCAGTGAACACCTTGCCGGTAGGAACAATGATGGGGGACGTTTTGTCCCAAATTGCATAGCGTTTCATGTTGTCCTCCTTAGACTAATGTGAAAGCTTCCAGATTGGAATCTATCGCAGGGGCATATCCGCCACAAAGCAGTGCGAAATTTCCAACGGTCAAAGGCGATTGGCGGCATCGCGCCTTGTTGATGGATGTGCCGGTTGTTCTTGTCAGATTTTCGTCATAAACATCTACGGTGTTATACATAGTGCTTCCGCTTTGTCCGCCTGCATAAAAAGCAAATCCGTCAAGATTTGCGAAAGCACCCATCGTTCTAACCGTGCTCAAAGATGGTCCGTTCGTTTTTACAAAGTCGGTATCATAAACATCGACAGAACCGTTTATCAGAGAATACAGCAGGTAGTTCCCGGCAACAGAGACTTGATGGAAAGCTTCTTTCGGACTGCTAAGAGATAGTACCGAAGTTTTCGTCAGACTTTCGTCATACACGTCCATGTCTAAATAATTTATTTTGGTAGAGTCGCTATATCCTCCTGCAAATACTGCTTTCCCGGCAAAATTCCGGCCTTCAGCGTAATATTTGGAGGAACTTAAGTCGGGAGCGGAATTTGCAGTTAGTTCGGCATCAAACGCAGTGACTGCGGAATGGGCGGTCCATGTGCCTGAACCGCTGGAACCTCCCGCAAACAAACCGTATTCGCCGGTAGAAGCACCGCCGACATTGCCTCGTGCTGTTCCCAAAAGGAATTTAGCCGAAAGTTGAGTCAGATTGTCATCATAGACGTTGACTTCGCTCGACCAGGAAGAACCCGATGAACTGTTGTGTATCAAGCCATAAGCTCCTGCGTTTGTGCCGTAAACGTGTGACTTATTCCCTGATTGTGGAACGATCGTATGAGTCAAAGAAGTGTCATAAGCATCAACATTATAAGAACCATCACGGTTGCAGCCTACTAGGCCATAGTTACCGACATTAATAGTAGCCACCTGATACTTCGATTCGCTTAACGAAGGTAACATCCCGTAGTATGCCAGTTTTCTGCCAGACCAAAACGGTCTGGCCACACTGCCAATGCCGATGTAGGCCTTCTTGATTTTTCGGGCAATGCCGTCAATGCCGATGTGTCCCTTTTCAATCCTTCTTGCTGAGCTGTCAATGCCGATATAAGCACGTTTTGCCATATCCGCTCACCTCACTCATAAACGAAATACAGCTTGCCGCTCTCCAGTTCTGTTACGCCTGCCTGCAGATCTTCTGTGCCATAGGAATAGGGTAGCTGCCCCACGGGGACAACGGCGGCAGCATCCAGTGTGGCGAGGCCATCCGGTGCGCCCATCATCGATTCCAGATCCGGTTCCGTTATGATGCCTGCGGGAGAAACGTTTACCAGAGTGGTTTCATCCCAGGCTTCTTCCAGAGAGAAGCGGATGCTCATAGAAGAGTCGGGGGAAATGTCCACGGTAGTGTCGCCGCGGAAAATGCTGTACAGCGTTTCTGCGGCGCCGTCCTGCACGTATACACCCACCTCTGTGAGGGTGTATGATTTATCGGCCAGAGCCGCTGTCAGTGTGGCGGGCAGGATGATGCCGGAGGTTGTATAGCGGGGCACGCTCAGAGGCAGTGTCTGCTGCTCGGCATCCAGTGATGTGGCGGTTTGCGGAGTAAGTCCGCTGCCTGCGGCGGCACGAGTGTAGATCAGAGTGGCTTCTCCGGCCAGAGCCATGGCTCGCAGCTGTGCGCCGCGCCGGGTCAGTTTTCCTTTAAAGTTCATGAGGTCCTCCTTGTTGTCAGGTATCTGTGCGGCTGTGGAGCAGCAGGTGTGCTTTGCCGGTCAGCGCACTGTATCGCTCAATAGAGCCCCGGGCTTTGATAGCGGGGACAATGCGAACAGAAAGATGGGCGGGTTTCAGCCGGGCCACAGCTTCCTCCAGTGCGGAGAGGGACTGCGGCAGATCAAACGCGTACAGCGCATACAACGTAACGTGATATGCGCCAAAATCCTCTGTTGCTTCTCCTGCATCTGCGCCACCTACGGTAACAGCAAGCTGTTCCAGCGCCACTTTTGTTAGGGTTTGTCCGCCGGCCAGTGCGGAGCGGATGCGGGCACGGCGGACTTCAACGTCTCCGGCGGAGGACAACGCATAGTCCTGTTCCCAGAGAGACAGTCCGCTTTGCGCTGTGGATACAGAAAGCTGCGAGTTGCGCTCCTTTGTGTCCTGCGACAAGCGCTCAAGTTCGCGTTCTGCGGAAGCAAGCGTTTCCCCCACGGGGGAGAGTAAAGTCAGATAAGAAGGAAGCCTCATGTGCTTGTCACCGCCTTTGTCAGCGTGATTGTCCCGATCACCGGAATGGCGGCTTCGGAGAGAATGATGCTTTTGTCGCTGCCGCAAAGCGTAAAGTTGGTCACATCAGCCACGCCTGCGGTGTCCAGAAGAAGGCGAAGGACTTTTGCATAGCTGATGGTGTCTGTCAGCAGAGCAAGATTGCGACAAAAAGTTTCCAGTGCAGAGGTGAAGGCGGCGTCTACGGTGGAAATGTCCGTGCCGTCCATTAGGGAGACAGAAGCGGAGATGTCCAGGGGAACTTCCTCCGGAGAGCAGACCTGTGCGTCTGCGCCGATGGGGCGCTGCGCGTCGATGACCGATTGCGCATTGCTTAAAACGGCCTGTTCCGGGGCTTTTCCATTCAGTCCGACGACTACAATGTCTACGGTACCGCTTCCCCGGTGGAGCGGAAGCACTTTTGCCCGTAAAACACCCTCCACGGAGGAACACCATTCTGCATAATGGTCGGCATTTCCGGAGGAGGGAAGCGAGGAGAGCTTTAAGAGCGCCCGTGCGCGCAGGTCTTCATCGCTTTCTCCGTTGCGCCGCTGCACACCGCGGTCGGCACAGACGGCGCTCAGCCAGTCTCCGGTGGCGGAGGACACGAACGCGCGGCGCTCCAGTCCGTCAATTTCCATACTCCACAGCTCTGCCATGGCATCGGCGCAGGCGCGTAGCACGTCTCCGGCAAAGGTGCCTTCGTTGGTGCTGCCCGGGCCGGAATAGGCGGCAATCAGTCGCTGTAAAATTGCATCTTTTGAAAAGGTCATCTGACGCGTACCTCCTCCTCAAAATCTTCGTATATTGTGTGAACTGTAAAAGATACTGTCATACGGCTGCCTTGTCTGGAAAACGAAAAGTTATCCACGGCCGTGATATAAGGCGAGACAGAAAGGGTTTCGTGAATTTCCCGGCGAAGCTGGTTTTCCAGAATGCCAGAGTCCCCGATGGTTCCAAATAAAGTGTCAATCTGATTCCCATAGGCGGCGCTGTAGGCAGAGAAAGCGAAACGCTGGGTCTGAGGGAGAAGGGCACGATACACCCAGATTTTCAGTGCCTCTGTGCCGGAAACGGTATAGGGCTGCCCGTTTCGCAGCGCAAAGGAGCGGGTATTCCAATCCGCCGCCCATTCTGTAAAGAGCGGGAGGGCATCCGGCAGCGCCGTGTTGGCGGAAAAAGTCCAGTCTGGGAAGATCATCGAATCCCTCCTTCCACCTGACATAAGAGCAGCAATCCCTCTGCACAGGGCAGCAGCGCCACTTCACGGCCCAGATCCTCTTTTGCGTAGCGGGTGCCACGAGGATAGAGCAGTTCCTCTTGAACCTCCCGGCCTTCCACGCGGACGATGAGGGGGTCATAAGAGGAAACTGTGCCAAAAAGCAGGACAGGCGCGACTGTTGTCGGGTACTGCAGGACATCCAACAGCGCGGAATATATGTTGCTCATGTTCGAATCCACTCCAATTCCATTGATGTGGTATAAATTCCATGTTCCCAACGGTGCTCTGCAGCAACGACAGCGTATATGCCGTCCAAACCCCAGCTGGGACAATGAAGCTCCACGGCACAGCCGCAGAGAAACGCGATATTGCCCTGTGTGGAAATCTCGCCGGAGAAAATCCGCGGAGACAGAGCCGCTGCAGCCTGTGCGGCAGGGGCAGATCCGTCTGTTTGCAAAACCGTCTGCATCTGTCCGAAGGATGCGATCTCCGAGGCGGTTTCCGCTGTGGCGAGAAGTGCGCCCTCTCGGTCAACGATCTCGCATCGGTTCACCATTTGCTGCAAAGACACGCAGCTGCTGACGGTCAGCACCTGAGATGGCTCCAAGGGGTAGACGGTGTATGCGCTTTTTGTAATAGAGAGGACGCCGTCACGGATGGCGATTTCCCGCCCCTCTCCTGCAGCCTGCCGCAGGATGGAAAAGGCGCTGCAGCCGCTGCGTGCAGGAATGCAGATCCATCCTGTTGGCAGCTCCAACGTTCCCAGCGGGATCTCCAGCACCTGCGCTGCCTGCGTGCAGATGCTGGTGGGCGAGCCACAGAACAGACCGCGCAGTTCGTTGCGGCTGAGGAGGATGCCCTGATCATATGCCGTCAGCACCACCTGTTGAGGAGAGCGCCGGAGTTCGTGGATGCTGCCGCGAAACGCGAGGTTCCCCTCATCATCCCAAAGTTCTGCAACCTGACCCAGAGCCAGAAACAGGGTTTGAAAATAGGTGTCAGCCGCAGCGGTGTAGAGGGTAGCGGTCAGCGTGGCTGCGGCTTCGCTGCGGCGCTTGCGCAGTGTCACACTGCCCAGCGCGGGCAGCACCAGCTGGCTGTTGATATACAGTTTCATAATATCAGCACCTTCCCCACAGGCAGCTTTTTGGGATCGGAGACGCTGTTTTTGGAAGCCAGGGAACTCCACTGGGTGCCATCACCGTAAAATTGGGCGGCGATGGCCCAGAGCGTGTCTCCGGCCTTCACGGTATATGTGCGGGGGAGGATGCGCTCATCGGCCCGGACGGGGGCAGAAACGCTTTCTCCTGCCAGAGATGCCAGAGCTGACTTGAATTTATACTCCCGCAGGGTCAAAGTCAGCCCTACATCTTGGTCACCCTCCCGCAGTGACTCGGAAACGTCCTCGATGAGAAAGGCGTCATTAATGTCGCTGCCGGATAAAATCAGTCGTACCGGATCTCCGGAGTCCTGCCAGCGGCGCAGCTTGCCCAGAATGGAGGCAGGGGATTCGCCTCTGAAAAAGGGGGAGGATTCGCCGGGAAGAAAGGTGGCAATCCGAACTTCCCGCAGACCGCGTCCGCCCCAGATATTTACGCTTCCCCCCATGGCGAGGGAAAGAACGCGGTTGGTATTGGGGCGCGAAATGACGATTTCCTCGGGATTGATGGTGAAATAGATGCGCTCGGCACCGTTGTTGCGCCAGAGCAATACGGTTCTTGTGTTGGGCATAAATCCTCCTGTTTATCGCACCAGTGCGGCACGGCACAGCTCTCTTGCCAATAGTTCCGCGGCGGCTTGCGCCAGTGATTCCTGCTCTTGTGTGGAGGGTGACTGCCAGACCGACCGGGGTGCAGGATGAAAAGAAACCGGCGCGTCAGCCACCGTGGCCCATGCTTCTTTGAGCGCGGGAGAAGCCGGCGTACCAGACTGTGCTTCTGCTATGACCTGCCGGGATGCAGATGTGGACTGCTGTGAAGAAATGCGTGGGAAAGAGGAAAGAACAGGGCTGTCCGGAGAAAGCGCCGGTTGGGTTTCGTCTGCCGGAGAGACCTCCCGTATGACAGGAAGCGCGGTAGGCGCCTCGTCTACGGATGAAGAAGGGAGCGGCTCGGGCTCTGCTTTTTCATCAGGCGGTGCAGGCACAGCGGGAATGATTTCCGGAGAGGTTTCTGTTGCGGGGTCCTCTGTCTCTGCCGCGCCGCTCAGAGCACGGATTGTGCTTGCGGCAATAGCGGCTTCGTGTTCCGTGAGATATTCCAGCACTTCATCGGGGCGGAAGAGACTTCCCTCCCGACGCAGTGCTTCGCCGGCGCTCTGTAGTTCACGACAGGCGGCGTACAGGAGAGCGCGATCATCTTTGTAGCGGCCGCACTCTGCAACAGGTAACGCCTCCACGGTTAGTACGCCCAGATTTCCGCAGGAAACCTGGGCAGTACGGCCCTTATGGGCCGTACGTTGGCGCAGGATCTCCAGCAGTGCCATTACTCTGCCACCTCAATGGCATCCAGACAGATCAGGTCAGAGGGGCGGAAGGCGAAAGGCAGCTTCTGCTGATTTACACCACCCATCTTGTAGTTGATAAACGGCAGTTCGGTGAAAGCTACACCGGAGATGCTGTATCGTTCCTCCATGCCTTCCGCGGCATCGGGATCTTTCAGAGCGGTGGTAATGGTGCAGCGCTTGTCTACGCCGCGTTTGGCCTGCTCCAGCACCTCGAAAAAGCGGGTGTAGACCTGTTTGAGGGTCATACTGCCCTCGCCGGAATAGCCGGTGATTTTGCTGTCCACATCCATGCCGATCTGCACCTTTTCTCGCTGCACTTTAACAGTGAGGGTCAGTTCGCTCAGTTCGGCAATGCGGGCACCGTCCACCCAAACTTCGGCAAAGGAGCCGGACAGGGTGCGGTTAGCCTGTAAATGAGCCATGGTTCATCCTCCTCTCTCACATTGCGATCATCATGGACAGATCTTCCATGGCGTCGCAGAAGGTCAGGGTTGCCTCAAGAAAGACCTGAGCACCAGTGTTAGCGCGCAGAATCTCTTCGTCTTTCATGTCTGCGGTATCTGTGCCGTGAGACTGCAGATAGCTTTTCTGGCCCTTCAAAGACACGAAGCAGCGGTTGTCGGCGGTCTTATCCAGCACGTCGCCCGTCAGACCGGTGAGATAGCTGTTGATGGCGGTGACTAACAGCAGCTTGTTGTCGTAATCGTTGAGGACTTTGCCAATATAGCCGGACTCAAAGGCGCGGGTAATGTCAGTGCGGATCAAATCCACGCCTTCCACGATCTTGATCTTCTGGAAGGGAGTGGCCTTTTCGGGGGACAGCGTGGTCAGAGAGTTGACAGCGCGGCCCAGACGGTAGCCGCTGCTACCGGGGACAATGACCAGCTTGCCGTCTTCAATGTCTGTGTCGGCGTTTTCATAAGCGGCGCAGGAAACCACCTCTGCCAGTGCGGCATAGGTTGCGCTGCGGCTGAGAGGCAGTGCGGACAGCAGACCGGCAATACGGGCGGTATAGTCTTTGGAGGCAATGGCGCCGTCCTCCAGCACCAGATCGGCAACAGCCAGATTCACAATGCCTTCACAGTCAGGAGCCGTCGCGTCGGCTACCACGGCTTTGATGCCGCGGCCTGCAGCGCGCTGTGCCTTGATGTAGGAGATCACCGGCTCGTTATCCAGTGCAGGGGCAGCCAACCAGTCGAAGCGGATGCGATCCAGGGTGGAAAACACGGCGGCAGAATCTTCGCCGGCGCGCAGAACAATAACTTTGGAAGGGGCGGCGAGAAATGCCAGGGAGAGAATGCGGTAGTTTTCCGCAGTGAACAGCTCCTTGGGAACTTCCGGCAGAGATTCGTAAACAGCCTCTGTCTTGCCGCCTTCTGTAGTGTCGGAGAGCACCAACGCCAGGGCGCCTCTGGCGGAACGGGAAATGGCGGATACCGCCGCGGTTTCAAAGGAAATAAAGATTTCGGGCAAGCCCAAAAGAATCCCTCCTTATAGAGTTAGATTATTCGGAAACGGAAAAATGGAGCGTTTCCATGGAGTGGGTGGCCTCGGGGGTGTCTGTGGGCAGAGGCGGTACAGGTACGCATACTTCCAGAGAAAAGGTCAGGCTGTTTTCCTCTGTTGTGATATGCAGCGGGTGCAAGGTGCGCTGTACGCGATCCTGCATCATAGGGATGCCCCGCAAAAGATGGAGCGTCAGGTCAGAGAGCAGGGCACCGACGTGTTCCCGCTCCCTGTCGCTGAGGGCGTGGACCCGCACCTGGTAGTCATGTTCCGCCAGATGCCCGCCGGAGATTAGAACCGTGCCCTTCTCCTGTACCTCCACGGCCAGCAGGGGGTATTCCCCCCGCACGCGGGTGCGGTCAGAAACGGCGGGAATGCGGGTGGCCTGCTCCAGATATGCCCTGACAGCTTCCTGAATACGGTTCATGCATCCACCTCCCGGATCTCCACCACCGTTACGCAGTGGCTGGGGTAGGCGAAACTGTCAGATGTGCGGCCGTAATAAATGCGGCCGCAGCCATCGGAAATTTCAACGCGGTCTCCCAACGCGAAACGGACGGCGGGAAAGGTATAAAGTGCATAGCGATAAGTGCTTTCCGGCGCTTTGGTGTGTTCCGGGGCGGGGGATGGCGCATTGGTGTGGGCAGAACGGGAGAGGGCGCAGGGCTGCTCCTCATAAATCAGGACCTCTCCCTCCCGCGTGGCGCGGTATGCGGTCACGGTGTGGAGATAAGTGCGGCCCAGACGGGCGGCGTAAGCGGCGTCGGTCATGGCTGAACCCTCCCCAAGCGGCGGAAGGGGGCCAGCAGACGCAGTACCCCGGCCATGCCGCCCTGCGCCGTGTCATAGGAGATGGAGGTGTCGCCGCGGGTCATAGATTTCACAGCGCCGATGTCGGCTTCGTCCAGCAATGCCAGCGCCAGTGCTGCCACCGCCTGCTCCATCTCTGCCGGAATATCCTGCCGCTGGCAGAAAGCAGCTGCACGATCCATTGCCAGACCGATCAGTATATCTCCGGTTTCGCCAAGGCTCCGCCCCGCTAAGACTTCTGCCTTTTGGCGGATAGCAGTTACCTTGTCAGCGTTCATTTCAGCCCTCCACGATGGCGCCGATGGACTTCAGACGCTTGGAAGGCACAAACAGGTCATACAGGTAACGAGCCTGAATGGAGGTGCCATCAAAGAACTGGTTCTCCTGAGGACCGAACTGCTTGATGGAATCCAGCTTGGAAACGGCCAGAGGGGTGTCGCAGTGGGTGATGATGCAGGCGATGTCGAATGCACCCTCACCGGCAACGATGCCGCCGTCATTGCCCTCGCCGTTCTGAACGGAGATGACGGTCTTCATGCGGTTCTGGGGCACAAAGATGCAAGGCAGGTCATCCAGCATCATGATGTTTTCGTAGACCACGCCGTTGACGGAGATGGTGTTGCCAAAAGAGATGTTGTGGTAGGTGCCTGCGGCGGCCTCCAGGAAGGCGGTCTTGTTCTTGTGGCTGATGAGAGCCACATAGCCGTCCATTTCCTCGGCGTCATCGCGAACGGTCTGCAGCAGACCGCTCACGGTAGAAATGGCGTTGTCCTTGGTCAGAGTCTCGGTGACGATGTGACTGGCCTTGTGGTCGGCATCTGCAGCGGCTAGCATATACAGCTTGTTGATGCGGTACATGTCCTGCTCGCGCACCAGAGCGGAGCGGGCGAACTCGCGGATGACATTTTCTGCAGTGACGATGAATCCGGTGTCATTGGGGTCGGTGCGGTCCAGCGCGAACTTCACGCCGCGGTCCATGGACAGGGGATAGGTGTTCCATGCATTGGTGACGGTGCCGCTGGGATAGGCGCTGCCGTCAGACTTGGTGGCATCGTAGCTGCCAAGACCTGTGGTGGACAGGGTGGAGATCTCTACGTCGCGGCCGCCAGTGAAGCGAACTTTGCCTGCCTCGGGCACCATCCATGCGGTTGCAGAGAGTGCAGTCATCTCCTCATCGATAAACTGCTGGTATGCCTTTGCGTAATCAAAAGCCATTGGTGTTCCTCCTGTGTCGGTATTCGGGATCAGACCCGTTGCGTATCACCTTAAAGAAAAAAAGGACTTCCCGAGAGGGAAGTCCTTCTTAATATTCCGACAATCTTACATCAGATGGATTACGCCGGTGGTCACCAGCGCAACGATTACGCCAGCAATGCACACACCGGCAAAAATGGCGGGCAGAGCGATTTTCATCCGGATGTCCAACACGTCTGCGACCAGCGCGCCGGTCCATGCGCCGGTACCGGGCAGCGGGATGGCTACTAATATAATAAGGCCCAGTGTGCGGTATTTTCTGACCGTTCTGCCTTTGAGATGAGCGCGGCGCTCCAGCATGCTGATGAATGCGTCTAACTTTGGAAAGCTGCGAAGCCAGGCGAAGATCCGTCGCAGCAACAACAATATAAAAGGAATCGGGAGCATGTTGCCCATGATGGCGATGACTGTGGCCGACCAAACGGGCAGTCCGGCAGCAACACCTACGGGCAGTGCGCCTCTCAATTCAATTACGGGAACCATGGCCATCAAAAATGTGGTGACTGCGGCTCCTGACAAACCTTCTCCAAACATAAAACCTCAAGAAATCTACAACAATATTTGCATTATCCTATCATACTTCCCTCTCTTCTGCAAGAAGATGCAGGGGGCTTCCGGGGAAATTCCGGAAAAGAAACCGTGGTTATGCCTTGGTATGTGCAAATACTGCTGTATTGCCGCCGATAGTAGAAGAACCTTTTCGGGAAAGCGCGACGCATGCCGCAGTCTTTCCATGGTGATAGGCTCGGTACAATATGTTTTCAAGGAAGGGAGCCATCATGACAGAGCATTATCAGCGCGCGGCAACCGATCTGGGGCTGTTTGGACGATATTATCTGCCGCATTATTTTACTTGGCCATCCCCAACTTTCCACAAGGAGCTGGATGCCTTGTGGAAACGTCGGATCATGAAGGGAAAAAATCCAATGACTGAGACAGAAGAATTGCTGTGGGCAAAGGGGAGCCGCAGCGCCGTGGCAGCGCCCCGCGGTCATGCCAAGAGCACCGTGATCAGTCTCAAGTGTGCCCTCCACGCAGCGCTCTATGGTTATAAAAAATATATCCTTCTCATTTCAGACACAGAATCTCAGGCGGCAGTCTTTTTGGAGGCCATTAAAAACGAGCTGGAGAGCAATGAGGCCATTCTTGCTGATTTCGGAGAACAGGAGAGTAAAAAGACATGGAAAACTTCGTCGATCCTCCTCTCTAACGGTTGCCGCATCGATGCCGTAGGAAGTGGGCAAAAGCTTCGCGGCCGCCGCAACTACGAACGCCGCCCCGATCTTATCATCTGCGATGACATTGAAAATGATGAGGGTGTCCGCACCGTGGAGCAGCGGAAAAAGACGGCCGACTGGTTTTGGAAGGCTGTCTGCAAATCCGGCGACAGATATACGGACATTGTCTTCATCGGTACGATCCTCCATCATGATTCCCTGTTGGCGAATCTGCTGGAAAACCCCGGATTCCGATCTGTGCGTTACAGGGCGGTGATTTCGGAGGCTGAATCCTCTTTGTGGGAGGAATGGGAAAAGCTGATCACAAATCTCGCTGACCCAAAGCGGGAGCAAACGGCTCACGCGTTTTTCTATCGCCATCGTAAAGAGATGCTGGAAGGAGCAGAAGTTCTTTGGCCTGAAAAGCTGAACTATTATGACTTGCGATTTATGCGCTTAACAGAGGGGGAGGCGGCATTTAACTCCGAAATGCAAAACCAACCCATTGACCCCGCGGCATGCCTCTTTTCTGCCCAATGGTTTCGCTATTACGATCCGTCCTCGATGGATTTCCGAAAACCGGCCTTCCGTTTCTATGGCTACTGCGATCCGTCTTTAGGCCGCAGTGCCAACAGTGACTATTCTGCCATTATCACCTTAGCGGTAGACATGGAGAGCGGCGTGTCCTACGTCTGGGATGCCGACATTGCCCGCCGGCATCCAGATCGCATTATTGAGGATATTTTGGAAAAAGAACGGCTTTTGCGGCGGGAAACGGGGCGGGGATATACCCTCTTCGGAGCAGAAACCAATCAGTTTCAGTGGTTTTTAAAGGAACAGTTGGCGAAAGAATCCGCCAGACAGGGGCTGTATCTGCCCCTGCAGGGAGTGCGCAGCACCGAAGATAAAACCATGCGAGTAGAGAGTCTGCAGCCGGATGTAAAAAACGGCTATATCCTCTTCCGGCGAGACCAAACGCTGCTGATTCACCAACTTTCGCAGTTTCCCCTGGGCGCGCATGATGACGGTCCCGACGCTTTGGAGGGCTGCCGCACCCTGTCCCGCAGACAGGGGCGGGGATCTCCACTTACCGGCCTGCGGGTCTGAGAGAGCGCGTGGCGGGAACTTACCTGATGATATGCTTTTGTCATAATTATAATATTGTAAAGGAGTCTGCTATGAGCACAACTAACCTGACAGCCATCCGCGCCACGGACATACCCGAAGAATATTCAGATATTGTAGAGACGATCGGCATGGAATCTTTTTTAGGCCTTGTGGGGCTCTGCGGAGGGCAAAATTTGTATATTCCCAAGCTGGAATCATTGGAAAGGCAGGGGCGCGACCGGGATATCCGTGCCCGGTTCACCGGCGGAAACTACCGTGCTCTGGCAATTCAATACCGCCTCAGTGAGCGGCAGGTACGAAAAATTATTAATGGAACCAGAGGGTAAAAACAGGGGAAAACGTTTTGTTACAGCTTTGTTACAAATGGTCTGAAACACTTGCCATTTGATTTTTCCTCTGTTACTATACGACCGTGGAAAAATTCCTGAAGGCTGAAGTCCGGTTCAGATACGGGTAAGGCTAGCCACGGTATGTGTACCGGGGCGAAGCAGACGGGGGTTGGACCACAATATTTCAATGCCGGATTCTGTTTCCGGTAAATTTTAAAGGAGGAAACCCCTATGAAGAAGTTCCTTTCTCTGGTTCTGGCTCTGGTTATGACCATGTCTCTGGTCACTATCAGCGCTGGTGCCGAGGGCTTCACCGACGCAGCTGACGTTGATTACAAGGAAGCTGTTGAAGTCCTGACCGCAACTGGCATTGTCACCGGTTATACCGATGGCTCTGTCCGCCCCGACGTTGCACTGAATCGTGGCCAGGCTGCCAAGATCATCTGCAACCTGATCCTGGGCCCCACCGAGGCA